AGCCTGTGCTGGCAGTCGTGTCAGTCGTATCAAGTCGGAGGCGGCATCGATATCAGCCGCAACAACTTCAAAGTTCCCCATTGCAACTCGGACTCGACCGCCCCATTGTCCAACGGGGGTTCTTACCGACGGGTCGGCAAGGAAGTTTGTTACCTCTGTGGAATCAGTAGTAGCCATTTCAAAAACTCCTGAAACTGAAGCCGGTCCCGGCTGGGGCTAGTGCCATCGCCGTATCGCTTCAGGTTATTATTAAGCCCCGTGAAACGAAATTACTTGGTTTCGTTGACCTTGATTCTTACGACTCGTTCGCCTTCCATTCTGGTCGAGCCGAACGTCTGCTCGATGAACACCTGAGTGGAATAGTTCTTGTCAGACCGTTCGCTGATCCGGGCATTGACGCCACCGAATTCCGCCAGAACAATTCCGTTTCGCTGCCATGCGAGGCAGTCGCGGATATTGGACGCAACGGTAAGCTGCTCGGTCTGGATGAACTTGAACCCGAGGAAGCTGTCAAGTTCACCGGAAACCAGTGGCTTGATCGCGTTGTAGTCGGCACTTGTCAGTGTCGTATCACGCAGGAGCGACATGAGTCCGTAGGCACTTGTGGCGAAGAATCGGTCGTTCGACGGAACCTCGTTGGAGTCGAGAATTCGTTTCGCCTCCCGAACCTTCGCAAGGGTAAGTGTGTTTGTTGAACCGCCGCCGCCATCTGCGTAATCAACCGCCACCTCAGAACCGGAAGGGAATGACTCGCTTCCAGATCCGGTCTTGCCGGTTGAAGATGTTGCGACCGCTGCGGCGCAGATGTCGAGATCCATCTGGCGACCAATAGCGTAGGAAAGACCTTCTGCATATGGGTTGTCCAGATTCGCCAGCATCTGCACCTGATCGGCATCGTCGATCAATGTGCCTTGCTGATATGTCTTTGGCGTCACCATGCGACGTGCATGATCGCCGTCAACCAACGGAGTATCGGCATTCCGTGACGTTGACTGTGTTACCGTGAATTTTCCCAACTGATCGAAAAACGCCTTTTCGCCCGTAACTCTTTCCAGACGAACGGCACTGCGAAGGCGACTGCCTTGCTGTTGAACAAGATGTTCGACGTTTCCTTGGAATTGCTGAACAAATGCTGTAGTAATATCGGCCATTTTGGAGCACTCCAAAAGGGGTGAATAAAAACTCAATCACGCTCTTTCGGCTGCGCTCCCCATTAAAAATGGACGCGGACCTGAATTTAACGTCTTTTGGACGCCGGTCTTTGCCGGGTGTCAGTCGGACCTCCCAGTGGAAAGCTACCCGACAGTTTCCCTTCTAACATTTAACGTCTGCTGGACGGCCTTCTTTCAGGCTGTCAGATGGACCCCCTGTGAGGAAGCTACCCATCTTGCCTATCTTATGCATCTTAATTTCATGTTGTCAAGTGCCATCTTCCTCGGGGTAGGCAAGTGAGTGCAATTCCTGCATTCTCTTGACCGCCTCCATATTGCCGGAATTGGCTCGGCTCTTGTACGCCGCCATGAATTCCTGATCGTTCATCTTGGTGGTGATCTCCGCCTTGGCCTCGGCTGGCGACATGGCGAACGACCCGGAACTGCCTTTGCCGTGGATCTCGTCCTCCGCGACGATCCTGCCTATGTTGGCAAACGCCCGGATCAGGTCAACATTGTTGCCCATCCCGGTTTCCTCCAGCATGTTGATGAACGCCTCGCCCCCGAATTTCTTGGCCGTATTGGATGCAAGGCTGGTTTTTTCATCGAATGCGTGTCCCCATTCCTTCTTCAAGGTATTGATCGCATTGTCCTGATAGGTGGCTCGCTCCTTCTCCATGTTCTGAACATTGTTCGAGTCCAGTTCCAGCATTCCACGGTACATCTTCGCCACCTGTTTCTTGGTCATCCCGGTTTCATGTGCCAGTTTCAGGATCGAATCAAGGCGGCCCTTGTCAACCGTCACGTCTTCCGGTATCCCCTCGGTCGGCAATTCGTAGCCGTCAACCGACTCCGGCCTGCCCAGCTTGTTGTAGAATTCAGCTTCCTCTTCCGGGCTGGCGTCCGGGGACGGAACCCCGACCCTGCTCTTTCCCAGAAGCGACTGGGCAGATATGAAGCTCTTGGCCAGATCCTCCACGGTATTGATGTCCGACAGGGACGCCGAATCCTTCATATCGTCGGGAAGGCTGCTCTTCCATTCACCGTTGTTCTGTGCCGGGGTTTCGGCGGGAGTTGCCTGTGGCGTTTCCACCGCAGCCTCACCGCTTCCTCCGCCGGAATCTTCGCCACCCGGATCGGCAAACCAACGCCTCGGTCCACCTAACTCCATTACAGGCCGGATGTTATGGCCGAATACCCCGTCAATCATTGAAATACGTTTCGACAATTTCATCTATCTGCTCCATTGAATTCGAGTGATCGTTGGCCGCACTGCTGTTGCCGGCCATGTACAGGATATGCAGGAACACGCTACGCTGGCCTTCACGAAAAAACACCTGTTCAGCCGAGAATTCCTCGCATGTACATGATGTGAAATTGCATACGTTGGAAAGATCGCGGAGAACCCGCTTTCCGTTTTCCGTACCGAACGTGATCTGGAAATCTTTTCTAAGAGCGTCGTGCCTGCTGCCGGCATCCGGCGAAGCCATGTGCTATCTCCTCATTCTGCCGTTACCGCCCTGAGCCTCGTTCACTGCCTTGGCCCCAGTTTCCGCTGTTTCGGCGATCGACTTGGCTGCTTCAATCTGCTGTTGCTGCCGCATCATTTCCTCGCGGCTCTGGCGGATCATCTGCACTTCTCTCGGGTTTCTTAGAACCCGCTGCGGCGTATTGGTCACCATTGCTGCATAGCGGAATAGCTCGTCAGAATTCCAATTATCCATGATGGTCGGGTCGAGTTCCGCGTTCGGCATGATGAACGCTTGAAGTCGGGTTATGTTGTCCAGATCGGACGCCCTCTGGGACAGTGCAAGCGGTGAAACGTAGTCTATTTCGAGTTCGTCGAAGCTCATTCCCGCGAACTCCTCCGGTGCTTCTGCCAGCTTCCCGGTCCTCGACATCATGTCGAGCGTCCTGCGGATGAGCGGGGTAAGGAATTCCTGCTGCAATCTGGCGAGGACTGGGGAAAGCATCTGCATTTTCTGGGCCATTCTTGCCCTGACTTCCACGGTGGTCATCCGGTCGGACAGGGGCAACGCACCGATCAGTTCTAGGAAGAACCCGTTCTTGATCGATTCCTTGGCGTCTTGTACCAGTTGCAGTCCGACCTCGAACCTTCCGCTCTGTGGCAGAGGCTCGATCGGAGTTCTACCCACGCCCGGTCTTGCCGGGATGATGGAACCCGGTGCGGTCATAATCGGACCCTCGATCGAGTTTCCATGCACGATCATTGGCGGATCGACCGACTTCTCACTGGCGACCAAGATCGTCTTGACCATCGCGTTGAGAAGCCGAATGGTCGGGAGCATCTTCATGGCGGGAGAACGACCGTACACCTCGCCGGGAGCTTTCGTCCATCGGGGAATAAGGAATGGGAATTCGTCGAATCCGCCTTCGCTAATAACCGTTTCTGACTTCTGGTCAATGACAACGGAGGCCCAAGGCTTGTTGAGCTTGTCGATCTTCCCGGCGTCACGATCTTTCCTCGGGTAGATGGCCTGTATGTACTGTCGTTCTTCGTGATATCTTTTAAGATCATTCTTGATTATCGCCGTAATGTCCTTGCCAGCCCGATTCCCCCAGCGATCCCACGCCTGAATCGCCGTCAGTGGAAACTTCCTGTACACGGTATCGATCGCACCAAGCTCGTCGGTTCGGCAGAATACCTCGGACAACGGCCACGCCTGAAACCGGATCTCCCCGTTACGCTCGGTCAAGATGAGTGCCGATGTTCCGAAAGTGACCAGATCAAGAAACGCCTCATGGGCTTGGGTATCGAACCCGAACCTCGGGTTGGAGAACAACGCAAGCATTCGATTGGTCGAATCGTCAAGCCACGACTTCACCACCGGAATCTCGTTGAGGCCCGGGTCGGCAACCCGTAGATTGGGCCACTTGATAGCTGGGTTTATCAACAGCCCATGGATACCCGACGCCAGGACCTCAGCGGATTCCTCGGCGGTGGAGTCGAAAACCAACCTTCGTTTCTCCGTCCCACGCTCCGTAAACGATGTGAATTGCCGGGTCGGGGCCACGAAATCAGCCACCGACTGCCAATGCGTTTCCCAATTCTGCCTCTTGCTCTTCAGTCGATTGAACTCGACACTTATTTTTGATGCGGTATCCGCCATAATAGTATGAAGTTTAGACACATCTAAACTTCTTCCGTATATCCAATTACGCCACCGCAGCCTCAGATCCGAGAATGGTTGCCTCTCTCACGGGCGATATTCTAGGCAGTGGCTCTCTTGTCAGCATGGTCGCTCCACGGGTCATTGCCCCAGACCTCTGGAGTCCACCCCACTGCAAAGCCTCCTCGTCCGGGTCGTCGCCGGCGGTCGGGACTGGTGGCATTTCCGGCGTCGAAGGTTTTCCAAATAAACTACCCATCATAAAGCTCCATTACTACTAGAGTTGCAGGTAAGGGGTCGCTTGTCCACCACCGCCCATCACCGTTCTTCTCCTTGCCGAAGCAGAAGTTGCCTTTTTGCCGCTCCCAAGAATCGTTTTTCCGTATTGCTTTCCCTCGCCCCATTTAGTTTCCCACTGCTCGGTCTTGAGTTCCTGTGGCATCCACCCTGTTTTGTCCTCCCCGGTTTGTTCGTCCTTCCAATCCCCCCATATGTAACCGGAACCCGGCAACAGGAATTTCGACTGCTTGTGGCCCTTGAATGTGGTTTCAAGCATACTCTTTGGAATCCCAACCTCGTCCGGCTTTCCATAAACAGAGTAGCTTCCGGGGATTCTTTTGCCCGACTGTACTCCTGCACGAACCATCGAGTTCCTTACCCATTCATTTAGTGCGGCAGTCATGGCGAATTCCTTTTAGCTAGTGGGAGCGGTTCTAGCTGGGACCGCGACCACTGGTTCTATCCCAGTTTACCATCCGAGTATAATATGCTTCCAGTCGTATAATTGTCAATGTAGTGTCACCGTCACCGAAACCCCCCGTGGCGCGTATGTAAAGAGGGGTTTTGGTGACACCCCTAGTATGATAGCGGGTCATACTCCATCACTGCGGTCTTCTGGCGAGGCTTGCCAACCTCAACCTCGGAGGTCGCACATCGCAGCAT